CCCAGTACCTTGCCGCCACCCTGGTCTGCTCAGCATTGGGGCACGGGTAGCGGTAGTTTACGGGGTCCAGGTAGTCCTCATCCGTAAGGTTGGGCCACCGGCGCTTGTGTTCCGCCGGCATGGTCACATTGCCGTCGGGCTTGATACCTATCCCATACCTTCTGGATCGGGCTTCCTGCGCCCGCTTTTCTTCCTCGCTTGCCGGCATGTCATCACCCCCGCGTTAATAATGCGTTAAAACCGCGTTAAATGGCGTTACAGCGCGTTAAGGGATTCGGTAAAATATCTTAATATCCCCCGCTCAAAATAGGGTATGTTTGAGGCCTCTAGGGGCGTTCCCTAGTCCGCTCCTCCTGGCGCTTCCGGTACGCCTCTCGTAGGCTGGGCGGGTACCTCTCCAGGTTCGGTTTCCAGGCCTCTTTTCCTGGGTTAAAACCGAATCCCGGATCGGGTATTAGCGGCCGGGCCGGCTGTCCCGGCGGCTCCACCAGTCCGGGGGCGGCCCCCGTCTCTACCTTCAGCCCTCTGCGCCTCACTTCGCGCTCCGATAAGTTGCGCACCGCACAGCGGCAGCGGTAGCCGTTGGGCGGGTACCAGGTGTCCCAAAACGGGTCGTCGGCCCGGCGCACCGTCCCGTCCAGAGCCAGGTGGGTGGGGCGGGTCCGCCGGTCATTCACCGCGTCATACATCCAGTAGGGCCTGGCCTCCAGGATGTCCGGTTCGGTCATCTGCTTATAGCGGCCCACGTTGAAGGCCGTCTGGATGTTGGTTCGGAAGATATTGTCCAGGCGGTAAGGGGTGGCCCCCTCCCAGCCCCTGGTTTTGAAAAGCTCCATGGCCTTTTCCTGGAACTCCCTGACCGTCAGGCCTTCGGCAATGGCCTGGTCCAGAAGCCTCCAAACCTCGTTCAGCATGTCCAGCCCGGCCATGTCCGCCACCGTGAAGGCGTTGACCTTAATCTCGTCAGCCAGCCGCCGGAACTCCTCCGGTGTCAGCACTACCTTGGAGCGCCAGTAGCTGATGGCTTCCTCAAAGGGAAGGGGTTCCAGCACAATCTGCGTGAGACTAGCCATTGATCACCGTGTACCTCCCGTACAGGTCGGCGGCGTATAAGGCCCGCTGTACCAGGTCCTCGAACTCATCCCGGGCCATTTGGCCATACAGCTCGGCCAGCCGCTCACGCAGCTCCTCCAGGCTGGTGGCCTCGGCGATGGCCCGCTTGACCGGCTCCAGCATGTCCCGCACCACCGGCAGGGCCTGCATCACGGCCAGGTCGGCCAGGCGGTCCACCTTGCCCTGGGCCGTCCTCGGGTCGCCGTCGGACAGGACCAGGTTCTTCAAGGGCATCGCCCCGCCGCCCGGCGGCGTCACCAGGGTTTGGCCGGCTTCCGGCTTCGGAATGCCGAACTTCTCGTAAATATGCTCCGCCGCTATCGGCAGGCCCACTTCTTTGACCAGGGTGGCGTAGGTCTTGCTCTCGGCCGCCAGGTCCTCGGGCGGCTCGTAGTGGAACTTGATCCAGGGCAGCCTTACCTCCGGCCCGAAATTGAATAACACCAAAGGCCGGATCAGGTCCCGGCGCAGGGTTTCCGCCAGGGCCTTGCAGTCCGCCTCCAGCAGGTCCTGCCGCACCTCCGCGTGGGTCTGGCTGGCGGCGTAGCTGCCCCGGCTGCCCACCTCGGTGGTCAGGGTCTGCCCCAGGATGGCCTTGGACATCTCGGCGTTGCAGAAGTTGGCTAGACCCTGGTAGATACTCGCCCCGCCGGTGCCTTTTGTCTCGATGAACTCAATGTCCGTGTTGCGGCTGATGATGCCGGCGGCATCGGTCCCCAGTTGCACCACCGCCTGCAGGAGCTTTTCACGGTCCTCCGGGGAAGCTCCGGGGTCGTACTTGCCCAGCCGCAGCGGCATGCCGAAGACCTCGGCGAAAGCCACCCAGTCCTTCAGGGTATAGTTCTTGAACAGGTACATCCAGGCCACCACCCTTAGAACACCTTGGCGGGATGGATGGCCGCTCCTGGCTTTGTACTTGTGGATGATGAACTTATTGGCCGGCAGCTCTATCCCCTGAACCGGGTTCTGGTCCGTCAAAAGGCGCAGCTCCCCGGTGTCTGCGGTAAAAGTGAACCTTTTCTGAGGTACCCAGCGCAGTTCCCTGGCCCACACCCGGCCGTCGGCTATCTCCCACATGATTTCTGTACCGGAAATTCCCTTGCCGATGGCGTCTAAAAGGTCCAGCAGGGCCTCCTCAAAGCCCAGGATGTGGTCCAGCGCCTCGGTGATAAAGTCCGCCACTTCCCGGTCCCTGGGGTCGTCGGAAAACGGGATCACGTCGTAATCCAGCCCCAGCACCGCGTTCTTTCTGGTCTGCAGAAGACTATAAAGGTGGGGGTCCTTTTCCTCCATCTCCTCGAATAGTTCCGCCTGGCGCAGGATGTCGCCCTCGTCCGCTTCCCGGAAGATGCGGGCCAGCCGCTGGGGCGTCAACCCTACCGACGGGTAAGAGGAGAAGCGGTCCCGGATGGAGGCCACCGCCACCTCGTCCATTATCGGTTTTTCTCGCATTTTTATCGGCCGGCCGTCCGGCCCGTAAATCGTCGGCACTAGTAAGCCCCCTTCACAACCGCCCGCCGTTTGGCCACCGACTCGTATTCCGGCCTGCCCGGCGGGTTGGTCCCGGCGTGGAGAGCCAGGGCCAGAGCCCAGAACCGGTCTGCGTGCCCACCCCCGGCCTCGCTCCGCTCGGCGTCATAGCGGATGTTGCCGGCCGCCGTGACAACCTTCTTCACGCTGTGCAGGTCCTCGCGTATCTCCCGGCGGGCCGGTATCCGCACCAAGCGGTCCTCGAACTTGCGCCGCTGGGTCACCGCCAATTCTTCCTTCACCGCGTTAGTAAAGGTAACAGGCTCCACCAGGTAGCCGTACCGCTCCTGAGCCTCCTCGGCAAGCTGCATCCCTAAGCCCGTGTCGTCGATGCAGGCCCGGCGCATGCGGGGCAGGGAGAGAAACCAGAACAGTTCCTGCTTCTGGATCCGGAAAGGCGTCTTAGCTAATTCCTTGACTGCCCTGGTCCAAAAGACATCCCCCAGAAGTTCGCAGAGCCAGATCACCGCCAGGTGGCGCTTGCGGCCGATGTCCATCCCCAGGTAAAGATCCCCCTGGGGCTCATAGTCCTCGGGCAGCTCAGTAGTGGCCCGGTCATCCTCGCAGTTGTTGATTAGCTCGTAGGGCAGGAGGGAGTCGGCCTCATCCAGGAACTCACAGCAGAACTCCTGCAGCCAGTCGTCCTCGGACTCAACGCCCTTGCGCAGCTCCTCGATGTCAACGTCCATGCCCTGCTCCTTGGCCTGGTAAATGTCCACCCGGTGCTTGGACCAGGTGCCTGTGTCGTCCTTCCACAGGCTGTAAAACTTGTTGGACTTGCCCTGCGGTGTGCTGATCACCCTGATCTTGTAACCCCTGGTAATGGTGGGGTAGAGGGCCGTCCATATCTTCCTGCTGTCGGCGTGGAAGGCGAACTCGTCCAACACCACGTTTCCGGAAAAGCCCCTGGCCGTATCCGGGTTCGCCGGCAGGCCGATCACCTTTGACCCGTTGGGGAAGCGTATCTCAAGCTGCTTGAAGTCCTTATCGTCGATCTGAAACGTCGTCTCCAGCTCTTGACAGGCCACCCCGATGGCCCTGGCGTGCATGGCCACCTTTTCCATTAACTCTTTGCTCTGCCGTTCGCCACGGGAAAGAAGCACCCACAAGGTCCGATGCTCCACCGCATCCAGCACCACTTCCAGGGCCACGGCGAAGGAAAAACCTGTCTGCCGCGCTTTAAGGGCAATCTTGAAGCGGCTTCTGTCCTCGACCCACTTCTTCTGGTATTCAGTTAACTGGATGGCGCTAGATGATGCCATAGATTTGCTCCTTGATTATGGCCAAAGTTTCCGGGTCGAGGCCTTTCTTCTGCACCGTCTGCTCAATCTTTTTCACCGCCGCCTCCGCCTTCTGCTTGAACTCCAGCTTCAGGCGCTCCCTCGCCACGGCGCTGCGCTCAAGAAGTGCCAGGGCCTTGATGGCCTCGGTAACCTTCTTGTCCAGCCCCTGCCCGGCATCCCCGGCTGCCAGTAGCGCCTCGGTGATAAGCTGGCTGGCCAGGGCGCTGGCCGCTTCGTTCAGCTCGGTAGCCGGCCGGTCGGCATTGTCTTCCACAATGGCTCTGGCCTGATCGCGCACTATGCGCAAGCGCTCCAGCCGGGCCAGGAAGTCCTTGCCGTAGCGGCCCACGGAGGACTTGCTGACCTGGTGGCCCATCTGCCTCAGCCAGTCGGCCACCTCCTGGTAGGTATGGCCCTCCACCAGGCGGGCATTGATTTCTTCCACCAGCTCGGGCGGCAGCTCCCTTTCGATCTTGGAGTGCTTCCGCCTGGCCATTAAACATTCACTCCCGGATCGTCCGGGATGTTGCCCTCCAGCAGGTCCTTGCCCTTCGCGGTCAGCTTGGCCACCCTCATGGTCAGACCCAGGTCGTCGGATTCAAGCTGCCGGCACTCCACGTACCCCTTGTCCTCCAGGTAGTCCAGGTAACCCTGCAAAATGGCCGGGTTAACGTTGAAGCTTATGTCATTCAGAGTCAGGGCGATCACGCGGTCGCTTACCTCGTGGGGATAGTCCAGGTCCAGGATTTTCAAAATGCGGCCCCTGATCTCGCGGGCCTCGGCTCGATTGGTCTTCGCCACTTACTTTACACCTCCCACCAGTTTGGCGATGGCCTCTTTAATTTCCGTCGTGTCGGTCGCCACCTGGTCGATCTTCGCCTCCAGGCTGGCCGTCGTCCTGATGAAGTCCTCCCGCAGGACGTACTGGCGGGGAACCGCAGCCTTAAAGTCCGCCAGCTCCTTGGCCAGAAGCTCTGTCGCCTCTTCCTGCTTCGCCTGCCGCTCTTTAAGTGCGTTTCTGGTGTCCTGGGTCAGGTACCCAAGAGCGGCCAGGGTGGCCGAAAGGACCATGAGAAGGATTTGCACTGCAATGCTGCTCATGTTACACCTCGCCGGCAAAGTTTTGAACCAAAAAGAAAAATCCCAGCATCTACTGGGATTGTAACCTGCCCGCATATCCGGTTTCAAAAAAAGCCCTTGAGAAATTTATTTCCCGAAAGTGCTTTCCAGGAATTCCTCGCTAAAAAGGGACGGCTGGTGGCTTTCATCCGGCCGCTCGGCCAGTATCTTCCTGACCCAGGCCTCCGTCAGCCCGTACTTGATCGCCAATTGCTTGTGGTTGCCGCCGTCGAATTCCTCCCTGATTTTCTTGTCCCTGATGAGCTTGATGGTACTGTCCAGCTTTGTAAAATACAGGGTGGTGCCCTGGAACTCCTTCGCCAGTTTCATGGTATTCTCCAGGCCGATGATGGATGTCAACTTCCGGTAGGGCTCGGGCAGCACCTCGGGATTGATCTCTTTCATCCACTGCTCCAAATTGCCACCCTCCCTGCTATCTTAATCATCAATTCTGCCGGCGTCAAGGTGCCGCACACTCCTTTCTGCCGGCCAGGGCCTTTAAGCCCTCGATCACCCGCCAGGCCTGCGCCCTGGTAAGCCACTGGGGGTTGTCCACGCCGGCATACTTGCGGCAGAACCCCTGCAGGCGCTTCGGGTTCTCGGCCCAGACCAGCTCCTTTTCCAGCTCCCTGATCTTCCAGAGTTGCTTTTGGGTGGCCAGCGCCACCTTACGGCCGCCCGGCAAAACGATGGACCGCGAACGGTTGGCCCGGTTTTCCAGGTCGTCAATGACCAGGGCAGCTTCCCGCTTGGTCAGTTCGGATATGTGCTCCTTGCCCGTCAGACCTTCCACGATGGCGTGCAGAAGGTCGTCGTCCAGGCACAGCTCCCTCGCCGTAGCGAAGACTTTCTTCCTTTGCGCCGCCGTGATGCCGTCCATGTTCAACCCCCCTTGGCTTCATCATTCTACGGTTACCGCCACCCATACGCCCTTTTCCCTGGCCAGCACCACCACATGCCGGCTGCCCACCAGTTTCAGCCTGAACTTGCCGTCGCTCTGGCTTTTAGGCCTCCTGCTCTTAAGGCTCCTGGCCACCCAGGCCTGCTGCGCGGAAGGGGGGGCGTTGCCCACCCGCTCCCGGTAACGTTCCTTGAAATGTTCTGTGAGAATAACCGTAAATTTCTTCCCGCGCAAGGCCGGCACCCCCTATGGGAGCCAGCCCCAGTGCCTCGCTACTACAACCGCCGCCGTGAAATACCCGGCCGCGAAGCCGATAAAGATGTACGCCAGGATTTCTGCCACCGCACCCCTCACGACCTACACCTCCACCAGCTTGTCCCGGTTGACCTCGTACCAGAATACGTCTTCGGTCTTGATCTTAGCGCCCACGGCCTCTACGGTAGCCGGGTCGTACTTCTTCAGGGTGTCCTTGCTGACCTCTTCCTTAATCACGATGCAGTCGGTCATTCCCCTGGCTTTTAGAGCCGCGATGATGGCCTTGACGTTGCGCAGGATCACTTTGGTTGATTGCCGGAAACCAATACGCCCGAAGTTCAGCTCCCTGGACTTCCTGCCGTCCAGGTCATCCTTGTGGCTTTCGGCGAACTCCTTCACTAACCGCTCCAGGAAAGCCTTGCGCTCCTGGAGGGGTTGGGCCTGATTGGCCAGCTCCTCTTTTAGGTCGGTTATCTTGCGGTTGTATTCCGCCTCCATGCTCTCGATCTCCAGGTCGATCCGGCCGATTTCGCGCAGGGTGTCGTCTACCTCTGTCCAGCTCTTGAGGGCGGTGTCCTCCAGCCTGCGCCTTGCGGTTGCTGCCTTTGCCATGTCCATCCCTCCTTGAAGTTTTTACGCTATAGCTCGCTCCATCCTGGCCAGCCTGAACAGGTAACTGAGCCTTATCCGGGCCGCCGTTACTTCCAGCGCGGCGGCATCCACCAGCTCTCTTTCCGTCACCTGGTTAAACCTGGCCTCGGCCTGTTGGACCGCCTCCAGGGCCGCAGCAATGTCGGCGGGCGTCACCTGTACCCGTTCAACCCGGCTGCTCCTTCTGGCAAACATCCTCACCGTTTCACCCCTTTCCGGTAGTCCGGCCCGTCCACCGTGACCACATGACACATCTCGAACAGCCTGCTGGTGATCCGCTCCCACCCCGGCAGCTTCTCCAGTTCCTCCAGCTCCAGGTTGGAGGTGATAATGGTCGGCAGCATGTCGTTATACCTTGCGTTGATGATGACGTACAGGCGTTCTGTCACCCACTCGGTATTGCGCTCCGCCCCCAGGTCGTCCAGGATCACCACGTCCAGGGTCTTCAGTAGTTCCAGGCGCTCCTGCGCCTCTTGGCCTGGTCCGGTCTGCGGACGAAGCAGGTCCATTATCTCCGGCACGCTGCCGCACACTCCCGGCACCCCCTTCGCCAGGAGGCTGTTCAGGATGCCGTAAGCCAGGTGGCTCTTGCCCGTGCCCGGCGGGCCGATGAAGCACAGCCCGTTTTTGTTCTCGCCCCGGATGGCCTCGAATTGCTCCACGTACCGGCAGGCGATCTTCCAGGCTCCCTTCTGGTAGGTAGGGTCGAAGTCTTCCAGGCGCTTCTTTTGAAACCGCCGGGGCACCCTGGCCGCCTTAAACAGGCGTTCCAGTCTGGCCTGCTGCTCCCTGGCCAGAAAACAGCGGCAGCGGCGCATCCGCTCGCCGTGTTCATCCTTGACCAGCACCCAGCCGCTGCCGTCGCACTCGCTAAAAGGGCATGTTGCTTTCGTCGCTTCCGTCGATGTAGTGGCCCCTGTACCGACCCCGGCCATAGCCGCCACGCTCTGGATGGCCTGCGCCAGCTTTTGCACTCGCTTCACCCCTTTCCCGCGCCAGCTCCCGCATGATGCCCCTGGTGTAGGCTTCCTTTTTGGCCGGGTACTTTCGGATGTGGATTTGCAAGGCCTCCACCACCACCTCGGACGGGAACCTGGACCAGTATTCCATCTCCTTGGCCAGTACAGACGGGGCGATCTTGCCGGTTTTCCGGGTGGCGGCCAGCACATGGAAGTATTGGTCCACCACCCGGAGTTGGGCCGGAGTGTACCGCTGCCGCAGTTCCGCCAGCTCCATCAGTCGGTCACCTCCGGCCGGTACAGCGCACCTGCTTCCTCGTCGGTCCGTCCGGCCGCCGAAAGCCAGGCCGCCGTAAAGAGGCCCACCAAGCCCCCGATAATAAAGGCCGCTATTAGCCACCAGGGAGAGATCATGATGAAGCCCCCCCTGGTTTACGGGCCACCAGCATGCCACTTTTCTGGTCGAACACGCAGGCCACGCGGCAGGGGACGGGCCAGCCGTCGTCGGCCAGCTTTCTGATCAACTTGCTCGCTGAAATAAGCAGTCCATGAGTGGAAGCCTTGCCCCTGTCCGACTTGGCCGGGATGCCGGTTTCGCTTTTCCTAATGGCCAGAAATTGCTTGTTGATGCCGATCTGCACCCGGTCGCCGGCCTTCATGCCGGCCTCCAGGGCCGCAGCGCTGGAAACCCTTAAATGAGACTTGCCCACATAGACGAAGGGGTCGTTGCCGTTTCCCTTCACGCGGGCCTCCTCGCCGTACCAGGTGAAGGCTTCCGGCTGCCAGTGGGTTTTCACCTCGCCCGATGGACCGGCCTCCCGCAGGTCGCGGGGGTAGCCGCTGCGCCTGGGCTTATAGGTTTCCATCATTCTCCCTCCTCTCCAAAGACCAGCCTGATCTGCTCCGCCTGCCCCCGGTGTAAGCCCAGCTCTTCCGCCGCCCGGTCGAAGGACCTGGCCGCCTGGGCGATCTCGCGCACCCTGGCCCACAGGTGACGGGAACAGGCGTCCGCTTCCTCCCGGTCCGCCGGGATATAGAACCCGGTGGGTGGCGTAGGAGCCGAACCCACCGGCACCCCCAGGCATCGCAGCTCGTGGATGGCGGCCCGCACCGTCCGCTCCGGCATCTCCAGCGCCCTAGCCAAATCCCTGGCCCGCACGGCGTTCCGGCGGCCCATGGCCTTCAGCTTCAGGTAACGCCAGACCTTCTGCCCCTGCACGGGAAGCGGGGCGGGTTTCATTTCAGAGTCAGCTCCTCGGCCGCCATGACTATCGCTTCATTGATCACCCCACCGTCGGCGATGTCCAGGGCGCGCCTCAAGATCGTCGTGAGCCTTCGCATCCCGCCGGCCTCCCTGGCCGCGCCCCTGGCCAGCAGGTACTCCCTGGCCGCCGGTGTCATGTTGAACTGGGCCAGGATGGCCCGCATCTCGTCCTTGGTCACCCCCTGCAGCTCCCGCAGGAAGCTCACCCGGCTGTAAAGCTGGGCCAGGTTCTCCCGCAGGGAAGGTCCCCTGGTAAGCCAGGCCCGTAAGCGCGGCAGGCCGCAGACCACCACGCCGGTCTTCCCCTGGTCGTAAAGCATGCGCAGGATTTCCAGCTTGCGCACCGTCCGGGATGAGGACGAGACCAGCATGTCCGCCTCATCCACGATGATCAGCCGGGGCTCGGCCCGCAGGGCCGCCACCACCCGCTGCATGATGTCCCTCAATCCCCCGCCCAGTTCGACCCCCACGGCCTGGGCGATCTCTTCCACCAGTTGCTTGCTGGTCATCAGCACGTCGGCGGTGATCAGGATGGCGCGCGGGTCCTGCTTCAGGTACTCGTTCAGGGCCGTGGTTTTACCGCTTCCGGGAGCCCCCAGGATCACGCCCATGGCGCGCTCCTTGGCGCAGGCCTTGCAGACTCCGATCACCCGTTTGGCGTCCTCGGTCATGATAAAGTCCACCGTGGTCCGGTACTCCTGAGCCGCCGCTGCCTCCCCGGAAGCCTGCGCCTGTTCGGCCGCCTCCACGGCCGCCTTCAGCTCCAGGAGCTTGGCCGCCACCTGCTCGGAATCCAGCCCGGATGCAAACCTGGACACCAGCGGCCTGGAAACGCCGATCTGCCGGGCGATCTCCTCCTTCGTGACGCCCCTTTCCTCGGTCATGTAGCGCAGCCATTCCCGCGCCTGGTCCTGGTCAACAGCAGCCTCTTTTTTGCCCACCAACGCCAGAGACATCTTCCATTCCTCCTTTTCTTTGGGTTTTGAATTTCAGGCCCTAGCCCTCGGCCAGCGCCTTGATGTACTCGTCCGCCAGATTCCTCTTGGCCCGCTTGCCGGCCTTGGCCGGGATGGAGGCCTCGGCCCGCGCTTTTCCGGCCGCCTCGTGGCCGGTGAGAGTAGCCACCTGGGGCTTGTCTGCTCGGACGGCCGTCGTCCCCGCCCTGGCTCCGGCCCTGCGCCGCTCCTCGACCACTTCTTCCAGGGTCTTGTTGTTCTCTTTGATCTGGCGCTCCAGCTCCTTCTGGGCGCGCCGGCGCATGGCCAGGAACTCTTTGAGGTCGTCCTGGGTGGCTCCCATTTCCATAAGCTCCCGGTTGTAGGCCAGGCAGGCGAATTTGCCCTTGTGGTAAACCACCAACTCGCCCAGGCGGTACGGGTCGTAATAGACCGTCACCGTTTCGCCCACCAGCTTCCACAGCTCCGGCGAAGCATACCAGAAGTTCTGCATCTTGATGCCCTCGTCGAACACCTTCCTGGTGTCCGCGCGCATCAGCAGGATGTCCAGCGCCCTCGGGTCGGGCATGTCAAGACGTGCTTTGGGCTTTTTCCTGAAGGCGTCGTATGGGGTGGTCTTGATCCCGGAGTGGATGCGGGTGTGGTAGTCGGACACCAGCCAGTAGGCGAACTGCTGTATGGTCTGCTCCAGGGTCCACAGCTTGCCTTCTTTCTGCAGCTTCTGGGCCTTCTCGAAGGCCTTTTCCGGCTTGTTCTGGGGCGAATTGCCGATGTAGCCGGGGGCATAGCGGCTGAAGCGGTCGGCCACCGTGCCGAAGGCTCTTTCCACCGGTTTGGACCACGGGCTGTATTCTTCGCAGTAGGTTACGTCTATGCGCAGGGCTTTGAAGACGGCGTCCAGCCGGTCGCTCCGGTAGTCCTTGCCGTTGTCGATGTAGGCTTCCATCGGTAGGCCGCACAGCGGGTTATTCTCTTCCGCCTTGGGCAGCACGCCGTGGCGGAAAGCCAGGGCGATGGTGTCGCTAGACGGCTGCAGGCAGATGCACCAGCCCACAAAGGCCGCCGTAGTCATGTCCAGCCAGGCCGTCAGCCAGGGACGCACCAGCTTCCCTTTGTGCTCGATAAAGAAGTCCAACTGGTGGTGGTCGCCCACCCAGACCTGATTGACCAGGCGCGGCTTGCGCCTGATTACCTTGGGCATGACCTTCTTCCGGTAGGCCTCCACGCCCTCGCGGCCCATGACCTCTTCCGCGTAGCTGACCATGTCCTTGATCGCCCGGCAAAAGCTCTGGTAGCTGCCCACCTTCCAGCCCTCTTGTTCGGCCCGCTCCTGCACTCGCTCGTAAACCCAGGTCAGGGTCGGCTTCAATGATGTGAGGTAGAGCTTCTTGGCAAATTCCAGGGCCTCCTGGTCAAAAGACTTGCTGCCGTATCCCTCGCTTTCCCTGGTCTTGCGCAGTCCGTCCAATATGCCCATAAACCCCCTTTCCTGGTAAGATGCAATCCAGCGGTACAGCGTGGCCAGGCTGACCCCGGCCATCCTGGCCAGGCTCTGCCGCTGCATTGTCACGTCCTCGCCGGTATACTCTAGTGCCTGGCGGACGAACACCTCCCGCCGCAGGGCTTCGGTGACGATCTCCTCGCCCTCGGCTTCGATGATCTCCGCTAGGTTGGTGCCGTCGGCGGCCTTTTGCACCTGTTCCATTCTCTGCTGCTCGAAGTAACGGTTTTGGGCATGGGCGGGCAGGGCGGAAAGAGGGATCAGCCATTGATTGCCGTCCCTTACCGGGTTGAACGCCTGTATTGCTTTAAGCACCGCCTGGCGGCTGACCCCCAAAAGGTCTGCCGCCTCGGCCACTGTCAACCTGACTTCCACCCTGGAAACCCCCTCATGCTACCGTCGCGTGGCTTTCGCCGGCAGGCGTGCCGGCCGTGCTCCGGCCTTCACGCCGCCAGTTCCTTCAGCTCGTCCACGCCCATGCCCAACGTTTCCGCCAGCGCCGGGAGGTACTTGCCCACCGGCTTCTGGCCGTACAGGATTTTCGACAGGTACTGTTCGCTGACGCCCAGCCGGGCCGCCAGCTCCCGCTGCGTCATGCAGTGGTCCAAAAGCCACCTCTTCACTTCAACCCCCAGCCTGGTTAGCCGCTTCATGCAACCACCTCCCGGACGTGATTTATCGCACCTTCTGGGCTAACCGGTACAGGCTGGCCTGGCCGCCCACCCGCCAGCCCCGTTTCTCCGCCACTGTCTTTAGCTTTCTGATGGCCTCAATCGTCTTCTGGCCCGGCTCCGCCTCGAAGAGCTTCCGCAGGAACTCCACGGCCTCCTCGTCCGTGGCCTTCGGCCTGAAAGGCCGGGGCAGGTAGACGATCTTCGTCTCCTGGGCCGCCGCCAGCCGCCGCACCTCCAGGACCAGCTCGTCCAGCCGCCGCTGCACCTCCTGCAGGGCCTCCACGGGGATGAGCCGCCGGCTCTCCACCGCCTCGTACAGGTCGATCAGCATCTCCTGTACCATGACCGCCTTCGGCTGGTTCGACTTCATGCAGATTTTCAAAGCCCCGCGCTTGGTGAAGTAGCGGACCTTTCTGACTCCAGCAGGAGTTTGGATTTCGATTTCGCCGGTGTCACATTTTTCCACTCCGGAGTCAATTTGACTCCGGACCTCCCTGAAGCTCTCCCTGTTCCGATTAAACAACCTGACTACCGCATTCTCGTGGGCGTACCCCAGCGCCCGGGCCAGCGCCCTGGCCGTTACCACCGGCTGCCCGTCCACGCTCACCACCGCCAGCTCGCCCTCCTGGGCCAGCACCGGCAGCATCTCCTCCCGGCCGCTCCCGCCCGCCGCCACCGGCAGTTGCTGCACCTTTTCACGCATTTTCTCACCACCTTTACAGGGATTTCCTCCCTCTCCGGCGAATTTGGTTACTGCGCCCAAACCCCAAACCTGCCGGAGAGGAGGTGAGATTATGGGTTTATTTATGAAGAGTGAGGACCTGATACCTCAAGTAGATAGCGACTGCGAAATGCTCGATCTCTGCACCAATATTGGCCTGACTGATAATCGTGATTGCAGGGCCGGCGGTAATGCGTTGCTTCGCTGCAAGCCTGGACAAAAAGTTTTGATTAAACTCTTGGCCAAAACGGTTGCTTTATTGGAACGAGAAAAGGGTTAGCTTCTTCTAAAGGCATTCAGTATGAACGTTCTGATGTCCCACACGCCTTTGGCTATGGTCTGTAAACACTCAAGCTGCTCCTTGTGCCTGGCTTCTTGTTGCTCTAAATACCGGTCGAAGGCTTCTCTTGCGTCCTGTAAGGTAAGTAAATTGCCCGCCATAAGTCCTTCTTGCAAAGAGATTTTACCGTCGGCGAATGCTATCTCTTCGCCAAATCGGCGCAGCGCCTGCCAGAGATCATCAACCGGCCTTTCCCATGGGGACTTTTCTGCCTCGGCCCGCCCCTCCTGGGCGGCTTCTTTTTTCACCTGTTCCGCCATTCTCCATTCCTCCTTAAAATGATTTTGTTTTAAGCCAGGAGCCTCAGCGCCCGGCCGTCCGCCGTCTGGATGATCCGCCCGTCCTCCAGCTCCAGGTCCGCCCCGAAGCTCCGGGCGTACTCGACGGCCTCTTCCAAACTGCGCCGCCTCCACACGTGCCCTTCCCAGTCGATCACCTCCCAGTTGGGTCCCATGCGCCGCAGGCCCCACAGGTATTTCGGCCGCTTCTTCACCGCCGCACCTCCTTTCCATTTCTTGTCGTAATGGCTCGGGTGGTTTCTGTGGTTTTTTGTTTTCCGATGTGGTATCCTATCTATTGCCGGGACTAGTCTTTGACCAATTCCATTTTATGATAGAACATCATAAAAGTCAAGTATTAGATCCGGCAAAACGTCATAAACTATTAATGGAAAAATTGATTTCTGATATGCCATCGGAAAGGGGGTGTTGCCTTTGGGTAATGACTTGGGATTTGGTAAAAGGCTTAAGTTAGCACTTAAAGAAGCGGGGATTACTCAATTAGAAGCAGCAAAAAGGTTAGGGGTTAACAAGGACACAATTACTAACTATGTTAAAGGTCGCGTACCGCGTCCGCAGATACTAGAAAAGTTGGCTGTACTCTGTAATGTATCTCCGGCATGGCTATTATTCGGGGAAGACAGTATCCCGGTCAAATACGATTCCCGGGAAAATTCTGGTTTTGCCCGTCGCTTCGCTGATAGCCTCAAGGAAGCCAGCCTGGACCCTGCCGGGTTGGCCGAACTCGCCGGGGTTGACCAGGCCGTGGTTGAATCCGCCCTCGCCGGCCGCCTTCCGGACGCCGTAACCCTCTGCCGGCTGGCCCGCGCCCTGGGCACCACCGTCGAGTGGCTGGTCACCGGCGAAGGCCCCGGCCCCCCGCAGCCGGCAAAGCGCGCCAGGGAGCCCGACGCCGCCCGCGTCATGGCCGCCGTGGCCGCCCTGGAAAAAGACGAGTTAAAATCCTATCTGAAAGGGGAGATGCCGCCTGAGCGCTTCATGCGCCGGGTTGCGGAACTTTCCGGCCTGCCCCCGCCGGCCGTAGAAAGCCTGATCCAGAGCATGGGGCGTGTGAATCGCCCGGAAAACAAAGAAGAGGCCGCTACTAGCGACCTCTCCAGCGATACAAACAAGCTCCTCCGTTATTGGAAAGAGATGACGGAGGAGCAGCGCAGAGAACTTCTCAAGCAAGCCACTTACTACCATGGTCGGAATGTTGCTCCAGGTAAGGTCAGGCCCTTCCGGAAAAGACCCGGACGATAATGAAGAAGACTCACATCAAAGCCGGACCGCAAGGCAAGCGGAGGGCTTTTCATAAAACCCTGTCAGGACAAACGTTTGTCCACGTTTACGCCCCTTCAGCACCGTTAAAGTCTTCCTGGAGGGGCGTTAATTTTCCGTTAACCCGGCGTTAACGCACCCTTAAGACCCCTTCTCATCCAGCCCCAATCGCCCATTTTCATTACCGGTTTCCCCTCAGACTTTCTTTCTGCCTTTTGTGTTGCATATTTATGCATAATGTCTGTAGATTTATGTAAAATTAGCCTTTTCAACCCGGCTTTTGGTTGTCAAATTCCAGCGCCTTCCAAATTGCCTCAAAGCCTTGTCGTGCCTAGCCTGAAGCCCATTTTTTAATACCCCCCAATGGTACCGCTCCAGGTTGTCAAATTGCCGTTAACACCCCTTAGCGCGGTCCGCCATATAAAATACCCGCAAACCCGCGCCACGTCTGACTTTAACGCCCTTAACGCAGGTGTTAACGGCGGCGTTAATAACCCGGCCCCCCGCGCTTTTAACGCTCCCTAAACCCGATTTTCTCACGATGGTAAGAAAAACCAGTTATCCCTGCCGCCTACCTTGTCTCTTTTAAAACCCTTCCGTCCCAAGGTTTCCCGCCTTTCCCCGGCTTTTCCCACCCTTCCTCTTTTCCATACCCCTTTCTAGTCCTTAGTGAGAGATGACAGCCGTCCAGCAGGCCAATGCCCTGGGCCTTTTTCCCGAACAGGTACATCCCCAAAGCGGCCGCCCGGCCTGGG